GATCCCTTTGGATATATCTATCAACTTTCTTCTTATGGTCATGCATTAGAAAAAGATACAGGATATTTTCTTGCTGTTGATAAGAGTAATGGTTTTATGACATTACTTAAAACAGATTTAACTAAAGCTGATCCACAGGAAAGAATAAAGAAATTAAAAACATTACTTAAAAAGGATGATCCTCCAGAAAAATGTTATTCAGAAACAGTAGAACGTAATGGTAATAAGAAGTTATCTATTGGTTGTAAGTTCTGTGATTTTAAAAGAGAATGTTGGAAAGATAGTAATGATGGAACAGGTTTACGTAAGTTTATCTATGCTAGTGGTGCTGAATTTTATACTCACATAGAGAAAGAACCTAGAGTTAAGGAGGATTTCTAATGCATTGGACTGTCTGGCAAGAGGATAAACCTTTTGTACCTAACCTAGAGAAGTTTGGTTTTGTTTATATCATAACCCATATAGAATCAGATAAAGCATATGTAGGTTGTAAACAATATTGTACAGGTAAAAAGAAAACACCTTCTAAATGGGAGACATATACAGGATCATCTAAATATTTAAATGCAGATATAGAAAAAGATGGTAAAGAAAAATTTAAGTTTGAAGTTATAGCTGAGTATATAAACAAAAGAAGTCTACGATATTATGAAGCATACTATCAAATGAAATGGGATGTACTTACTGCTACACTAAAAGATAGTGATAAACCTGCATTTTATAATTCTTATGTAGGTGGTAAGTTTTTTCCACCTATTGAGATGTATCAAGATCCTGAAAGATGTAGAAAGATAAGCGACTTATTTAAAGGTGTACCTAAATCAGAAGAACATAAAAAAAAGATAAGTGAAGCTAAATTAGGTGTACCAAATATTAAAATACGAGGAGAAAAACATGGTAAGTATAGAGGTAAAGTAGAATTTTATCTTAATAATAAACGAATGGTTGTTGATTGTTTAGGTGTATGGTGTAAAGAAAATGGTTATATTGGTGGATATCTACATCAAATAGCAGACACAATTAAGAATGGTTTTTATATCCATGCTACACAAGGAAAAAGAAAAGCTTTGTCGTATAATGGACCTTTAGGAACTATAACCAAAGTAAAATGGTTGGACAATGGGAAGCAATGAAGCATTTGCTAGTGTATTAAATGAAGGGATACATGAATCGCATAATCCAGAGAAGGTGCTATGGCTATGTGTAATCTTACAACAACTACTAGATGCCACGAAACCAGAATATGATGGAGAAAATTCTTATAATGTTTTAACAAGAGACAGAGCAAAAACATGGTTACTCTCTACCTATGGAGTTACTGCTACTGATAGAGATGATGTCTGTCACATGGCAGGTGTAGAACCAGAAGCTTTAAAAAGTTTTACTAAGAAATTATTTCATACTAATGAGGTGGAATATGTACGAAAAAGAATTAATGCAATATTACATGAAACTATAGGATAATGTGGGAACACTACTGCCAAAAAGAAAAAACAATAATGAGTGTGGGTGATGGTGAACCTTGTAACTGGTGTGGAAAGGAACATACTATGACTAAAGATGATAGAGGATGGTCAAGAGAAAGTCATGAACAGTATGTGGCAAGAAGATTAGCAGAGGAAGAACCTAAAGCTAGTGCTAATCAAGTAGGTGGTAGCCATTATAAAGATTGTGTTATACAACCCACAGATTATATTGTTAAAAATAAGCTTGACTTCTTAGAAGGAAATGTAGTAAAGTATATAACTAGACACAAAACTAAAGGACAAGAAGAAGACATAAGAAAAGTTATACATTATTGTGAATTGATATTGGAACATACGTATGGAAAATGGAAGTAAAGGAAAGGAAAAAAACATGGCATCATTATTAGGTAGTAATTATTTACCCACTGAGTATCAATCATTTATACATCTATCAAGATATTCAAGATGGTTAGAGGATAAAGGTAGAAGAGAAAGTTGGAGTGAAACTGTAGGTAGATTAATATCTTATTTTAAAAATCATATAAATAATAATTATAAAGGTATAATCAAATCTAAAGATTGGACTGAAATAGAAGAAGCTATTCTATCTTTAGAAGTTATGCCTTCTATGAGAGCATTGATGACAGCAGGTGATGCATTAGATCGTGAACATATTGCAGGATATAACTGTTCATATATTCCTATTGATAGCCCAAGATCTTTTGATGAAGTATTATATATACTTATGAATGGTACAGGTGTAGGCTTTTCAGTAGAGAGACAGTATGCAGACAAGTTACCTACTGTACCTGATCAAGAATTTGAACATACAGATGATGTTGTTTCTGTTACTGATTCTAAAGAAGGATGGGCAAGAGGATTTAGAGCTTTAATTTCTTATCTTTATACTGCACGTATACCTAAGATAGATGTTAATAAGGTAAGACCTGCAGGTGCAAGACTAAAAACATTTGGGGGTAGAGCTAGTGGACCTCAACCTCTTGTAGATCTCTTTGACTTTACTATTCTTAAATTTAGAAATGCTAGAGGTAGAAAACTTTCTTCTATAGAATGCCATGACATTGTATGTAAGACAGGTGAAGTAGTAGTTGTAGGTGGTGTACGTAGGTCAGCACTTATATCTTTATCTAATTTATCTGATCAAAGATTACGAGTTGCTAAGACAGGAGATTGGTTTCCCAATAATCCAGAAAGAGCATTAGCTAATAACTCTGTTGCTTATACAGAGAAACCTGATTCAGGAATGTTTATGAAGGAATGGTTGTCCTTATACGAAAGTAAATCAGGAGAACGTGGTATATTTAATAGAGCATCTGCTAAAGCTAAAGCTGCAGAGAATGGTAGACGAGATGCTGACTGGGATTTTGGAACTAATCCATGTAGTGAAATCATACTAAGACCAAATCAATTCTGTAACTTAACTGAAGTTGTTTGTCGTTCTGCAGATACTATGATTAGCTTACTACGTAAAGTAAGAATTGCTACATTACTAGGTACTATACAATCTACCTTTACAAACTTTGGTTATTTAAGAAAGAGATGGCAGAATAATACAGAAGAAGAAAGATTACTTGGTGTTTCTCTTACTGGTATCATGGATTGTATTGAGTTAAATACTATTGATGGACTAGAGCCAAGACTTAAAAGATTAAAAGAAGAAGCAATAGATACTAACAAAGCTCTTGCTAAGAAATTAGGTATACCACAATCAACAGCTATCACTTGTGTTAAACCTTCAGGTACTGTTAGTCAGTTAGTAGATAGTGCTAGTGGTATACATGCCAGACATAATCCTTATTATATTAGAACAGTAAGAGGTGATAACAAAGATCCATTAACAGAGTTTATGAAAGCATCTGGTATACCTAATGAACCTGATGTAACAAAGGAAGAGCATACAACTGTATTCTCTTTTCCAATAATGGCTCCAAAGGGTTCCATATGTAGAACAGATATGACAGCTATAGAACAATTAGAAATATGGAAAGTTTATGCACAACATTGGTGTGAACATAAACCTTCTGTAACTATAACAGTTAAGGAAGATGAATGGGTACCAGTAGGAGCATGGTGTTGGGAAAACTTTGAACATCTAAGTGGTGTATCTTTCATGCCTTTCGCTGATCATACATATCTACAAGCACCTTACCAAGATATAGATGCTAAGACTTATAAGAAGTTAGCAAAAGAAATGCCCACTAATATTGATTGGAATAAGTTACAAGAATTTGAAGAACAAGATAACACAAAGGGATCACAAGAACTTGCATGTAGTGCAGGGGTATGTGAGTTAGTAGATATATAGAGAGGAATAAATAAATGAGTGAAGCTAGAGCAATTGATTTAATATATGAAGGACTTGAACCATCTCTTCAAAAGTATTATAAGTCTAATATTGTTGATGGAAGAAAAATTTTAGGTGGGGGTAACCTTCAAGATAGAAATAGAGATCACCAAGTAGTTTATGGTTCTTGTTCTACTAGGGTAGGAGAAGATAAATTGGTAAATGGTTATCTCCATGTGAAAAGAAAATGGAGAGGTAAATACTATTTTTATAAAGTAACTGTGCAAGAAATAAAAGA